TTGCTCGGCCAGCTCGAAGCACAGGAGATCAACAAGCTGTTAGACGTGGCACGCCAGGACGACCTCGATATCATAAAGAAGCAGGCCGGCGTGGTGGATGGGATACAGAAGGTCATCACGATTACCAAGCGTATGGAAGGCAAGCTGCGTGGCGAAGATTAACGACCAACCACCCGAGATTATCGACACGGTGGTGACCAATAATGTCAAAGGGGGCACATATCTGTTCGCTTTCTACCCCCCCAACAGCAATGAACCGTCCCTGTGGTATCGGGATATGAAAATCCAGAAGATGCGGCAAGTCTATGACGCAATCGGCAGAGAGCTGAAACGCGCCAATAAGGCAAATCCCCACATCTACTAACCCGGAGGTAGGTATGAAGAAGCACGATGGAGCAAGTTCAGGCAAAATGCCCAAGCGCGCCTCTAAGGTGAACAAGGGTGGTATGACAAAAGCCAAAAGTGGCAACAACAAAGCAGCATCCGCACGTAAAATGTGGTAACAAACGGAGAAAATACCTATGAATGCCAATCCAGACGTTAATATGAACGGTGCAGGGCCCGGTGAGGGATCGTCGACCTCACAAAACCCATCTGTCAACGATCCAAATGTCGGTGGCCAACCGTTAAATGGTGGATCAGAGCCAGGGCACGAAGAAAGTGTCTCTTATGAGCGGTTTAAAGAGACCAACGAAGCAAAAAAAGCAGCCGAGGACCAGTTGAAGGCGATGCAAGACCAGCTCAACAGCACGCAAGAGGCTTACAGGACGTTGGCACAGCAGGCTGTCCAGCAGGTAAGCGCACCGCCACAGCAGAATATGGACCCCCAGCCCGATCCCAACGAAGAAATGGTTCGGCAAATGCTGGGGAATGACGAAACCGGGCAAAAAGCATATGAAGCCATCGACAAGCTGGCGACGATGCGTGCCAACAATGCCACAGCTGCCCAGCAGCAGAATATGTACCAGATAGCAGACCAGATAGCGAACCAGAAAGTGGCCTCGCTGACATCTGGTATGCAGACGGAGAAAACGCTGGGTGCTTGGAAGAGTGCCGGCCTTATTACCGGCGAAGATGAGAAGCGGATATCCGATAAGATGGACCAGATGATGGTAGACACTCCACAGTGGGGCAACCAGCAAGATCTATTGTTAAAATATGTCTTTGGTGAGCTGTCCAGCCAGGGAGAGATCAAAGGACGTGTGCAGCCCAATGGCCCGCCACTACAGCCGGGCGGTGGTGCACCCCCATCAGCTACGCCAGAGCAAGACCTGGCAGTAGACATCCAAAATCGGTTCCGCTCTTTGAAGGGCAAGAGCCTCGACGACGTGAAGAAAACCGTTGGCGACGACTTGTTCCGCGTCCCCGATGACACAGAGAGCGAGATATTACGCGGCTCATATCGTATGGAGAAATAAGAGATGGCAAAATCCAAGGTAGACCAGGCAATAGAGGCAGCAGACACCACAAGTACGGTGTATGAAGATGCCGGTGTTCACGTAGGCGAGACAATGGACAAATACGATGCCCTGTATGTTGATCCAAAACTAAAAGCAGAAGTAGAGGGCAGAGGGGGCAAGCTGCACTGGGCCTCCGAGCGGCAAATCAACCGTCACAAAAACAACGGTATGAAGCCGGTAGAACGCAAAGAGGGCGACGATTGGATGGTCGATCAGTCGTCCCGTGAGGATTCTCGTGTACGCACAGGCGACCTGACATTAATGGAAGTGCCTGGGCGTCTTAAAGAAAAACGTGAAGCGATGAAGAAACAGGCGGTAGCCGATCACCTCTATGCACGCAAAGAAGAGATGGAGCGCCGGCAGGAAGGCGCGGCCAAGAGCGTGTATGATGCCGCCCTGCGGAAAGGGTTGTCACGCGATCAAGCGCAGAACCTGGCACGCAGTGCAGCGAAGGGATTGGGAGACAGCCGCCTGGATGTTCGTCGAGGAAGGTAGACTACTATGGCAGCAGCATCTCCAGCTAATAGCGACAGGCCTTATGGTTTTAAGCCTTACGGTCCTGTGGGCGTAGTACACGCTCTTGGCGTGCTGGTAGGATATGGCACGGAAATATTTATCAACGACTTGATCTCCCATACAGCAGGTGGCGGTGTGCAAGCATCAGCAGCTGCTGATAACCTCGTAATGCGCGGTTCTGCATTGACGGGCTCGGCAGCATCTACGGCTGGCGACATCGCCGTATGTATGGCTCCTGGTCAGCTGTATCAGGCACAAGAAGATAGCGTTGGTAGCACCTTGGCATTGACAGAGCGCGGCGCAACGGGCGATCATATCGCCGGTGCCGGGTCTACGACTACAGGACTGTCGGCGCACGAAATCGACAGTTCTACTGTAGACGCCTCTGGTGATGATCAGGTATTGATTGTCGATCTATTAAACCGTCCCGACAACCTCGTCGGCGACCAAGCAGAATGGGTTGTCGAGCTTGTCGGTCATATCACACACGGCCAGGTTGGCATATAATCATTATAATTAGAAAGGAAGGCATACAATGCCAGCAACAGCATTGACAACTAATTATACCAATCTGGTAACCCTGCGAGGAATACATACTGTTATCCTCAATGCGTGGGAAGATCGCAATCCAGTTGGTAGGAATTTCTTCAACGTATACGACTCGAATCAGTTTCGTGAGCACTCACAGACCGTGGGCGGCATCGGCCTGATGGAAACAAAGGCAGAGGGCGAGCCCATCAACTACGTGGCAATGGTCGAAGGACACAACCAGACCTTTACACACGTAGACTACGCCTTGGGTATGCGGGCGACACGTGAGATGATGCGCGATGAACTCTATGGCATTATGGATGAGATGGGCGTAGAGCTCGCCTCATCGGCACACGCCACAGAGGAAACACTGCTGGCGAACCATTTCAACAATGGCTTCGACAACACCTATACCGGTCCCGATGGTTTGGAGCTCTTCTCTACAGCACACGTAAGAGAAAATGGCGACACATATGCCAATGAGCTGTCTACCGCCGCAGACCTTTCGACGTCCAGCCTCGAGCAGGCCTTGATCGACTTCCGTGACTTCCGCGATGGCGGCGGCAAACGGCTCCAGATCAAACCCAAATGCTTGCTGGTATCTCCCGACAACCAATGGCACGCCAGCCGTATCCTCGGCTCGAGCCATCGCCCGGAAGATGACACCAACGCCATCCAGCCCGTCAACGGTATCCTCGACTTAGAAGTATGGGACTACTTGACAGATACAGATGCGTGGTTCTTGCTGGCCGATAAGTCGGATCATAAGATGGTGCTGTATGATCGTGAGGCTTTCACATCTGAGCATATCTATGACTTCGACACCAAGGACTATAAGATTTCCGGTCTCTTTGCCCAGTCTTCCGGCTGGCAAGATCCCCGTGGCGTCTTCGGCTCACCTGGTGCATAAACTACGGCCCGTGCAGGTGGCGGGATAAACAGTGGGGGGGGAGTAGCTTCGGCCAAACCCCCAACATATAAGGAAAAAATATTATGGCTACACTATCATACGCACGTGGGCGCTGGATGAACTTGGAAAAACCCGGCGGAGCAGTATTCTTTGTTGGTGGGGGCACTCCTGCTCTACATGGTGTAGGCGCCTCTGACAGTTACAAAGGACTAACCCCTGAAGAGCCCCTGTCTACAGTGTCTCAAGCAATTACTAACTGTGTCACGGCAAGGGGAGACACTATCGTCATCTTGCCAGGGTCAATTACGCACACTTCAGGTTTGACAGCGTCGAAAGACGACGTTACCATTACTGGCCTTGGAGGCGATTCTCCTATCAAGCCGTCTATATTAGCGTCCAATCTGGGGTCGTCTGACGACCTTATAGATGTAACAGGGGCCAATGTGGTGATTGAAGACTTGCACTTTTCAGCCTCTTCAGCGACGACGACCTCGCGCATCAATGTAGGGGCCGCAGGGGTTGTAGTACGCAACTGCACTTTCGAGTGCGGTGCCAGCGACCTCGAAACCATCACCATTGCCGCCGCAGGCCTCCACACACAGATCGAAGGCAATCGCTTCTATGTTACAGCCAACGGTCCCGATGCGGCGATTGAAATAGAAGACGCGGCCGCCCATTACATCGTAATTCGCAACAACGAGTTCAACGGCATGAACGATACCAACGCATGGGATACTGGAGCAATCAACTCGGGTGTCGCCCATCTCTCTTGTTTGGTAGAAGGCAACCGATCCAGTTTTGGCCCGGCTATCATCTTCTCAGCCGCGGCAAAGGGTCTGATCTCTTTGAACTCCATGGGTGAAGGCACCCTGGGTTCGATGCTTGATCCTGGCTCTTGCATGTGCAGTGAGAACTACGAGGCAGATGCCATCGACCAGACAGCGAGGCTGTTCCCTGCTACTGTCGCATCATAAACAGAGGATAAAGACATGGCAATTTCTCAGGAAGCCGTGACTCTTATCAAGCATAATATGGCGACGACAGAAAAGGCTTTTGATGTTCTCGTTGCCAACGCAGCCTATCGCCTCAGAGAGGATATTGACCTCTCTGAGGCTCAAAAAGCTGTGGGCTTGGAGCCAGTTAGTGCAGCTAAAAAAGCAAAGAAGACAAAGAAGACAAAGAAGGCAAAAAAGTAGTTGCACTCTACCGGACAAAACACTAACTAACGAGGTAGAATATGGCAGCACCGACACCTACGACCTACTCGCGCCAAGTCGGCCATCACGGATATACTGCGTGGACGGCCCTGTGGGCGAACACGGACAATTTTACCGATACAGTCATTGTTGACGTATCAGGATTAACGGCATATAATAATGCTGTAAAGATAAAGAAGCTGTCGCTTGAATCCACGACAGGTATTGGTGTAACATTGGAGTTCGACGCGTCGACAGACCAGCTGGTTGCCCGTTCTCCTGTTGGCAACAGCTCGATAGTATCTCTTGACTTTACAGAAAACTCAGACTATGGCCTTGTCAAAACTGCCTCTGGTGCAACGGGAGATATTATCCTGAGCACCGACAGCGCAGCCTCTGCCGATGAGGTCATTTTACATATATGGTGGTACGCCAACTAAGCGGAGGCGCTGGTGGGAGCAGCTTACAATGCGGTATCTGTTGGGACGTCTGCAACAAGTATCCTTGCGGCGAACAAGCGCAGGACAGCCTATGAGCTATACAACAATGGTACAGCGACCGTGTTTTGGGGCAGCAACAACTCGGTGACGACATCCAACGGTATGGCCTTAAAGCAGGGAGAGCGACGGGTAGTCACCAGAGAAACGCCGCCAAATCGCCAGGATGAGCATATCTATACCGGAGCAATCTTCGGCATTGTCGCTTCCGGCACGGTAAATGTTAGATACTGGGAAGAGGATGACACCTAATGCCTGTTGCCTATATCGACACAACAGGGATTGATATCCCCAAGTCGGGGGATCATATCGGCACGCCTGCTCTGGACGATAGCCCAGGTGTCTTGCTTAAAGCAGGCGAGGCGTATCTGCTGTCATGTTCATATCACAATACCACAGCAGCAGATGCCTATATCCAGATATTCAATGCTGTGCAACTTAGCGATGTCACACTGGGAACAACGACTGCCGACTATGTTATCCCCTGCGATGCCAACGAGACAGACAGTGTCCCAATATCCATACCGATAAAGTTCAGTTTAGGGATCTGCGTGTTTTCCACAACGGCACATAATAACAGCACAGGTGCTGTTGTAGATGCCTGGTGGGGGGTGGGGTAGATGGCTGTCTATGTAGATAAAGGAGAAAACGATGCCGAATAAGACACTGGGAACGATATTGAATGCAGGGCTGCGAGAGATTGGCGAGCCCGCCATAACGGCGCTGACGACGACGAATATCTTAGAGCTGTCGCTGATAGAGTCGATCAACAATACGATCACAGAGATCAACGATGCCGAAGAGTATTCGTGGACATATGGCCGCACAGTATTGCCGACAGTGGCAGATGTTACCACAGAGAACGTAGCAGTGACATTGGGGTCTACGACGATGTCGAGCGTTACCAGTGCGGGCGCCAACGCGACGAATTGGACGTCTGGCGTAAGCGCAGGTATGTATATCCGCGTGGGGACGGATAAGCCGTCGTATCTGATATCGTCGGTGGACAGTGCCTCGACACCCAATACGGTGACCGTAGAAACAGCATATGCCGGGGCGACAGCGACGGCGGCATCATATACCATCTTCCAAGACACATATGCCATTACCGATAGCGACTTCGACGAGCTCAAGACCATCTCGTATGGCGACAGCAGGTCGTGGGTCCACGCCCTTCAGGGCCAGTATAACGGTCGGCCATTGGCGAAATATAACAGCGTAGACGACTTGCTACGCATCTCTGGTGCCGATCTCCACAGAGACACGTCTGGCAAGCCACAGGCCGTGGCGATGCGCGAACACAACAGCTCCGACCAACCACAGATCGTGTTCTGGCCATACCCCGACAGCATATATGTTATGCAGATATGGTATAAGCGACTGTTCACGGACCTGAGCACCTTTGCCGGTGCGGTGTTCGGCACAGACGCACCAGATATGGCATACCTGGCAGTGGAATATGGATGCCGGGAATATGCGTGTCTGTGGGATGAGGACTTCCAAAAAGCGTCTATGTGGGGGCAGAAGAAGGAGTGGGCGATCGGGCGCGTGAAGTCGAGAGAGAACCGCCAGGATATGTCCGAGAAGAGTATGAAGGTGTATACGGGCCGGCGATCATACGGCCAAGGCATAGAGGTCCGCAGCCAGCAGGCCTTCGACACAGTACCCATACATCGCTAAGGTAGGGATATGGCAACGGCGTGGAAAGAAGTGCCCCAATACAACTATGGTGATGGGCTGTATCTGGTGACCAGCAATACGGATCCCAAGTTCCCGGACAGTGCCTTGTTCCAGGCGATGAACATCGTATACGTCAAAGACAGTGCCGATCCGAGTGCTATGTATGGCGCGTCGCGGCTGGGGTCTACAGATATTGGCGGGACAGTCAGCGGATTATTTGACTATAATAATGGTGACAAGCTGGTGGCGACAGCTGAAGATGGCAAGGTATGGGAATACGGTGCCGATTGGGCAGCCAGCTCGGGAGCGCGCGCCACGGGGAATACCACCACAGCAGGGATTCGGTGGTCCGGGGTGATGTTCTACGGGTCTACAACGGCGAAGAACCTGCTGATATTGGCAAATGGTGTAGACGCCCCAATAAAATACGACACCGCCAATGGTGCCGTCGCATTGGGAGGGTCGTCGCCCAGCACAGGAAATTATCCCGTGGTGTGGCAGGGGCGCCTGTGGCTGTTTGCCGGCGACATCGCATATTACTCCGCTCCCGACAATGCAGAAGATTTTACCACGGCGGGTGGTGGTGGCCAGGTGGCGATATACCGCGGCCAAGATGGCGACATCACCGGGGCAGCATTTTTTGGTGACAGCCTGTTCATCTTCAAGCGATCGACATTATACCGTATAGGTCCCGGGCAGATATCTAATAACGCAGTAAAGAATATCGACACATCGGTAGGCACGGTGTCGCACCATACCATCCAGAGAATTGGCGGTAGCGATGCCAATAAGATGGTGTGGTGGTCAGAGCACGGCATAGAGGCGATAGAGCCCACAGATGTCTCTGTAGGGTTTACCACGCGGAATATCGGCCGGTGGGTGCAGCCGATTCTGGACAGACGGAACACCGACGAGATGGCCAAGGCGTGGGCATTGTATAACCTGCCACGTATGGAGTATTTTACCAGCTTCCCATCAGGGACGGGGACGATCCCCAAAGAGAGCGTGATCGGCAACTTCGGCAAGGGGAGCACACGGCCGCGGTGGACACGTGCCGACAAGCTCAACCTTACGGCTGGGGTGACCTTCAATACCAGCAATACGGGGTATGACCAATATGTCGCAGACAGTGGTGGCAAGGTATATAAGATGCACGACACGTCTGTAGAAGATTGGGATGGCGTCGCTTTTACCAAGACACTGCAGACCAAGTATTCTACGCACCAGGCGCCCAACCGTATGAAGAAGTTCGGATGGTCGTATGTCCGCGCTGTAGGATCTACGGGTGGGACGATAACGGTGCGGCAGCGCCTGCTGCGACAAGGGATGAATGGGTTAGCGGCACAGAACAACAGCACCTTGCAGGGCACAGCAGATGGATGGGGAGTAGGAGAGTGGGGCGTCGCACAGTGGGGTGGCTCCGGAACAGCAGGTGAGCGGATACGCCCGGATGGCGCCCGAAGAGCTTTTGGTATGTCGCACGTGATCACCACGCAGAACCAGTTTACTTTGAGTGGTATTGTTACCGCGAGTGTAGTGCGTTCTAACAAAACGGCATAAGGACATAAAATGGCTGATTTTAAAGACTCACAGACAGACAATTCGCTCAAGGACGACACGGGCGACGATATTGGCGGCGCAGAGGTAGACGCCAATCCCTACGCGATAGCCGATGGTATTGACGGGACAACGTCATTGACCTGGGGAGACTCGGGGACCATAGACTTTGGTGGCAGTTATAGCAAGGATGCCTGGGGATTGAACGGTGTAGACTTCAGAGTAAACGCCTCTACATTTACAGACTCTTCAACGGCAGGGTCAGGCACTGCGACAAATGCAGTGTCACGGTCTATTGCCGTGCCGACCTTTGCCGCGACAAATGCCAGTGTCACGATGACAAATGCCGCAACAATGTATATCGCCGGGGCACCGACCGCAGGGACGAATGTCACCCTTACAAACGCCTATGCCTTATGGGTGGATGCGGGTGCTACAAGGCTTGATGGGACACTAAGGGTCGATGGATCTTTAGACCTAAATTCTGCTTTGCAGTTGGACGCGACATTGACAGTCGGTGTCGATGATACCGGATATGATGTCAAATTCTTCGGTGCTACCAGTGGACGATATTGGGAGTGGGACGAGTCTGCCGATACGATGAACGTCAGAGGGCAGATAACAGTAGGCGTAGATGATACGGGCCACGATGTCCAGTTCTTTGGCGCAAGCGCAGGGGCCTATCTCTTGTGGGACGAGAGTGCTGATACCCTTGATATACGTGGTGCCACAGGGGCAGGGCCTGGTGCTATCTCTCTTGAGACAGGCGAAACAACCGTTGTAGATGGCGATATACTTGGACGCATAGACTTCTCTGCGCCTGCTGAAGCGAGTGGCACAGATGCCATACTCGTTGGTGCGTCTATATGGGCAGAGGCAGACGATACGTTCAGTGCGAGTAACAATGACACTGACTTGGTATTTGCTGTTGCAGAGAGCGAGACAGCAGCAGAGCGTATGCGACTGAGTTATAACGGCACAGCAGCGAGCCTTGCGCTTACTGGTGCTACGGTGATGACGCTTAGTGATGGCTCTATCACAGACTCAAGCGGTGCTATCAGTTTTGGTGATGAAAATCTTTCTACTACTGGGACATTGGGTGCGGGTGCTGGAACGGTTACATCTCTTAGTGTGACAGATGGCAACATCACCAATGTTGGAGACATTGCCCTTGACAGTATTAGCAGTGATGGGTCAACGGTAACGATTGGTACAGGGTCAACAATGGTATTCACAGACGACACTACTATCGCAATGACATTGGGCAATGATGCAGGTGACGACTTCTTGATAGATGCAACGGCATTTGTAGTTGAAGGTGATACTGGATATGTTGGGATTGGTACGGCTACGCCAGGATACAACCTACAAGTAGAGGCAACACGCAACAATGATTTTGTAGCATGGATAGAGAACACTTCTTCAGCAGCAAATCAAAATTACGGCTTGCGATTGAGAGGCGGTTCATCATCTGTTGATACGGCTTTAATAATAGAGGATTACGATGGAGCAAATGTACTACTTACCGTAAAGGGTGATGGCAACGTGGGGATTAACACTGCTTCGCCAAATGGTATTTTCCATATTGAGGCGGCAACTGGCGCAAATATGTTTAGGTTGGAACGCACAGACACAGCAAACAAAGCGTGGGGGTTCAATCTGGACAGTGCGTTTTTTAACATATTTTACGATGCAAGCGAAAATTACTCTGCGGTTACGTCTAAGCTAACCATAGACCAAAATGGTGGC